TGGTGAGAGCCGTCCGCCGGCCGCCGCCGGTGTACCAGGCGTCGAGCGCGAACCCGTGGTAGCCGAGTAACGACACGTTGCCGCCGCGGTAGTTCCGCAGGGTCATCTCGTCGAGCCAGTCCCGCGAGTCGGCAAGCTGGTCGTCAAAGCCTGTGTTCGAATCCGGGACCTGGAGGTCGTCGATCCAGGGGGCGATCTTGCGGATATCCCGGACGGTGATGTAGGTCGGCCTGGGCGTGAACGAGCTGCCGGGCGCGGCGAGGATCTCCAGTGATGTCCCGCGGGGCAGGAGCGCCGTAGTCCTCGTGGGAGCGGAGCCGATGCCGATTCGGGTCGCGTAGGCTTGCAGGTAATACTGCCCGGACGCCAGGGAGCTGCTGTCCGTGTTCTGCAGGGTCACCTGGTACTGAGCTGTGTTCGCGTTGATCCAGGTGACCGCCGGGGTCAGAAGCGGGGTTTCATTCGACCCGGCCCAGACCGTCGCATTGAGCGTGTCCGTGCCGAGGAAGATCCCGGTCGGGACCGTCCCGTCCGGATTCTGGACCTGGAACGGGAAGTCCCGGGCGGTGCCCTGCACAAGCTCGAGTGAGATGCCCATGGCTACCTCTGGGGGAGGGAATTGGGATTTGGGAGTTAGGGAGTGGGGAAGAGACTGCTTTCCCTACCACCCAGATCCCAAATCCCAGATTCCCTTCTTAATCTGACGAAGTCAGTCCGCTGGTAATGAGCACGGTCTGCTCGGGGTCGATGTCAAAGGGATCATCGATGATCTCGTTCTCGGTCGCGATCAGAACGGACGTGAACTCATAGGGGAGATAGAGCGGGCCCACTCCCCCGCCGTTGGCCGCGCTGGTGACGATGATCGAGCCGAGCGTGATCGTTCCGCGGGCCGTGCTCCCGAAACCACCGGCTCCGACAACTGCCAGCCCGCCGAGAGTAACTGTCCCGCTGCCGGTCGATCCGGGGATACCGGTGAACGAACCGGAGCCGGCGACGGTCAGGGCCGCCAGTGCCACCGAGCCGCTGGCCGTCGTGGCGAACGAGCCGGCACCCGCAACCGTGAGCGATCCGAGCGTGATCGCGCCCGATCCGCTGGCCGTGCCTGGAGCCGATGCCGTCCCACTGCCCGAAACGTTCAGGGCCGCCAGTGCGACTGACCCGCTGGCCATCGTCGTGAAGCCGCCGGCCCCCAGGACGCCGAGGGCCCCGAGCGTGATCGCGCCGGAGCCGGTGGCGATCAGCCCACCGGTGTCGAGCCCACCGGTGACGAGGGCATTGCTGAGCAGTCCACCGGTAACAAGAGTGAGTGCCATCAGGTCCGGTTATTCGGATTCGGGTTCTGATCGAGCGTGAAGGGCCGTAGTGTCGTTCCTGTCGGGGTTTTCGTCGTATAGGTGGTTCCTGATGTCGTCTGCTGACCGGCCACGGCGGCCACCGCGCACTGGAATGCGTCGTTGAGGGTGAGCGACGTGTCAGCTATCGAGGTCAGGGCCCGAGCCGCCGCCAGCGTCTCGGTCAACAACACGGGCACGCCCGATCCGCTTGTCAGTGCGAGGACGGGATCGATCGACACGCCGGCTGTGGAATCCGTCCACTCGAATGCGATAGCGTTGCCATTCGTCTCTGCCTGAGCCAGGGGTTGCCAGTAGATGCCCGCCATGTGCGTCGAGGAGATCTCGGTCGGATTGGCGGTGGCAAACACAGTCGCCGTGCCACCGTCGAGCGAATAGTAACCGGTGATGTTCGCCGCCCCGCCGGTGACCGGCCCGCTTGAGTTGTAGGCGAACAGGAAGACACCTTGCCCCGCCACGTTCTTGAGGATCACGACATCACTCCCATTTTGCGTCTCCCGCCCGCGTTTGGCGGGCCCAGGATGGCCAATGCGTCCAGGCCATAGGCCAGACCCATCTGGGCGTAGCCCACGGCGTTCGGATGCTCGCCGCCGCCCTCGGTGGGCTGATAGTTGAGGAAACCTCCCTGACGGAAATAGACGAGCGGGCTGCCTACTGTCGCCACCGCCGCCTGGATCGCGGCGTTGTACGGGATCATGACCGAATCCGAGTCACTGAGCGCCCGGCTGATGGCTTCGCAAATGATGATCGTCGTGGGCAAGGCTGTCTGGATGGCCTGAATCATCGAGACATACGCAGATTGAAACGTAGTGAGATTCTCTGCATTCTGAGCATCCAGCAGACCGAATTCGATGATCAATGCTTGCGGTGTAATACCGTAAGTTCCCCAGCTGGATGCCCAAGATAAAGCAGTTCCAGACCCGTTGTTGTACACAACCCCGGTATCGCCGAGCGGAGCGCTGAAGATTTGCAGCCCAGTGATCTGACGGATCGGCTCCGGGATCGCCGAGGATGCGTCGTAATTGTTACCGGCGTAGAGTATCGAGTCACCGTACAGGGCGATCATCCTCCTGGCCGGAAGGTAATTCGTGCTGATGCCGGTTCCGCCGAGGGCGCACACCTGCTGGATCCACATCGTCTGGCTCCAGACGATCGTGTAGGTATGCTGCGCCGTGGTGTCCAGTCCCGTCGCCAGGGTGAACCAGCTCATCACGGTCCCTGATCCAGTCAACGGAAGTACGAGGTAGCTCACGTTATCGATGAACAGCCGCACATAGTTCGTACCGTTCGTAGTCACGTAGGGAGCCATGAAGAGGTCGATCTCGCTGACCGAACCCACGAATCGGATTGCCGAGTTATACATCCCCGCCACGCCATACTGGGCATACCACCCACCGGTGTTGTTAGGGCCCCACGAGGCGGAATACTGAGGGTTTCCCTCAAGCTGGATGTACTTGCCGTAAACCGTGGAAAGCGTCAGATTGTGACTGGCGTAGAACGTCTGCGTGTCCGCGGTCGGCGTGTCGGTGATCGTGAGATGAGCGCACACGCTGCCGGTCGCCAGGGTGAACGTGGCCGACGTGTTCGAGGAGACCGAGATCGACGAGAGACTGGCCCCGGTTCCTCCGGAAAGCGTGAAGAGGCCGCCGGCGCCGTCCAAGCTCCAGACCGTGTTGACCCCCGTGGCGGTGATGGTGGGCGAGGTCCCGATCATCGCTCCGGACGGGAATGTCGTGAAGGAGGCGGTCCCCACCGTGCACGATGGAGAGACCACTCCGTCCACGGTGATCGTGAACGTGCCGGTCCCCGCGGCCGTCGTGACCGCCAGGGTTGCGGCTATGTTGCTCGTTCGGGTCCACGTTCCTTTTGTTACCGTGGTGGTGCCGGTCACGCTGTTCTGGATCGAGACCGATGACCCGCTCGTCCAGGTCGTGGACGTGCCCGCGAGGGTCAGGGTCATGCTCCCCGCGTGCCCCGCTGGGATTGTGCCCGGCAATACAGTAAACGATGTACATGTGGCCGAGCCCGATACCGTCAGACCGCCGAGCGTGATCGCCCCGGAGCCGCTGGAGCCGCTGGAGCCGCTGGCTGTGGCCGAGCCCGATACGGTCAAGCCACCGAGCGTGATCGCGCCTGAACCACTGGCCGAGCCGCCACCTGCCGGCCCCATCGCCAATGCCAGGCAGGCCCAAGCGTACGAATTGGTATTCGCCTGAGGGCCGGTGACCGTGCCGGACTGGTTGCTGTTGTAGGCGACCAGAAATCCGCATCGGGTCGTGTTGAGGAATTCGAGCGTGGTCCCCGCAAGCCCCGTGACGCCGTTGCCAAGCTGCTGACAGCATCCCCAGAGGATCAATGATCCGGATGCGGGGCAGGTGATGTTCGGTTCCGTCGGTTTTCCGCTCGCGGCATCGTTCACGGCCGCCACTGGCATCGTGGTTGCCGCGCCGGTGATATCGAAGTAGGCCGCGGACCAGTTGTAATATCCCCCCGTGCCGATCGTTACAGCCGCGCCGATGTCGCCGGACGTGGCGATCTTGTAGAAGGCTTTTAACTGGTTGTTCCTGGCGGTATCGACAGCGCCGGTGATGGGCGTCCAGCCGGAAGGCGTCGTGAAGTTTGACGGGCCGCCCGCCTCCGACGCCTGGATGATCACCAGCATATCGCCGACAGTGATCCCTGACGGCGCGGCGAGGGATAGCGTGGTTTGCCCGCTGGTCGTTACCGTTGCATGAGTAAACGCTTGAATCGCGACTGTCATTGATCATCCCAGCGCTATGGTCGCGTTTGTCTTTCCGTCGCCTCGAATGCGGAGCCGCACAAACAGATCCGTGGGCTGGATGTTCGGGTGAAATGACCCACCCGATCCTTCCACCCGCAGCCGTTCGACCCAGCCGGTGGGTCCCTGGCAATCGACGCTGACCGACAATCCGCCCGTCATGGTCAATACCGGTTGCCACTCCGGAGTCAACGGCTTGAGGATATTAAAGGTAATCGTTTGTTGAGACTTTGATGCGGATTCCGCCGCAATCTCGCTGATTCCTGGTTGGATTCCGCCTCTATGACGGTATAAAGAGGGATCAATCACCCGGGCCATTGCTGCGGTATCAAGGCCGCCGCCTAAAAAATCATTGATCTTGGCGAGCGTGCCGGCAGGATCCTCGAACAGATCACGATGCCAGACTTGGAGGCAGTCCCGCCCGATGAGTTGTCCAAGCAAGTGGGCAAGGTCCCTTCGAACAACCTCAACGGTCGCTTCCTGGCTGGACGCAATCTCCAGTTCATCGCGACGCATCACCAGGTACTTGGCGTCTACCCTGGGAATCAATCCCAGGCCGATGACCTTGACTGCCTTGCCTTGGGCCGCGTCCAGTCCGTTCCGCCATGTCGCTTTCTGGTACTCCCAATAACCTCGCGGATTCTTGATATCGCCATCGGCGTCGGGGCAGTCGGGATGATCGATTAGGACCGGAACCCCACCGGCCGCGAGCATCTGCATGCAGAGCGACGTGCCAGAGCGTGGAAGGCCGGTAACGATGATCATCCCAGGAACCCCGCCGCCAGCGCGTATGCGATCGCCTGCCGGACGTGTTCCGGCGTGGTGCCGTGCTCGGCCGCCAGCGCCTCGTAACTGGGCGTGGTAGAGACCTGGAGCGCGATGGCCTCGACCGATGCCGCGCCGTCCTCGGTGAAGACCTTGCTGCCGTGGCGGGGATGGCTGACCATCCAGGCCAGGAGCGGGAACTTGTCCAGCGGCGGGTCGGGGTGCTTGCCGCCGACGCAGGACGCGGTGCCTACGCACTTCAGGGTGCCGAGGTTGATCTTGTTGTCCATAGTTCACTCCAAGGCAAAAGGTAAAAGGCAAAAGGTAAAAGGATGAATGGCGAATGATCTTTTTTTGCCTTCTTCCTTTTTCCTTTTGCCTTAAAAAGAACAGGGTGGCCGCCGGTCGGCCTGAATGATGGCGGTGTGGCCAGTCTGCTCGAGAACGTTTCGGATTCGCCGGGCTTCGTGGACGTCATCGGTGCGCGCGACCGCACGGTACCGGCGTTCCCCGCGTGGGCCGTCGTGCACGCGAACGAAGATGCTGCGTTCCGCGGACGGCATCAGACGTTGCCCTCGGTGTAGGTCAGTGAGCTGATCGTGACGGTGCCGCCGCTGGAGATCGTGCTCGCGAAGTTCAGGTCGCCGGAGCCGACGCCGGACGATCCCTGAAGCACGGTGTGGGCCCCGTCGTCAGTCCCACCGAACGTGATGCGATACCAGCCCGGGGTAATGCTGGCCGTCGCCGTGCCGGAGAGGGGCACGCCGGCAAGCGTGAGTTTGGTGTTGGCGTCCGTACCATCAGTACCCTGGGTGAAAGCGGGGTTGCCCAGGGAGATCCCGGCCGTGATGGCCGACGTCCCGGTCGGAGACGTGGTTTTCGTCGGTTGGGTGCCGCTGTAGATGAACAGGTGCGCCGTCGTGCTGGCGACGGTGTTGATGCTGGTCATCTCCGCCGCCCGGCTGGTCGCGTTGAGATCGGTTGCCATGGATTACCTCGATGTGGAAAGATCCCGGACGGAACGGCCGGAATAGAAGGGTCAAGAGGAGGCGCAAAAGCCATAGGCGGCTAGCAACGTCACGATGGCGTTGACGATGTTCTTATCCGTGCCTGTGGCCGTGCCAGGAAATGCTGGCTGGGTCGCCGGTGGGGAAGCGGCGAAGACGCCAATGCTGCCGTTACCTATGGCGACTTGACTGGCGCCCGTTCCGACTATCACCTGGCTGTTGCTCGAGATTTCTCCGGCGACGGAAAGCTGCGACAGCGATAGCGTGCTCGTCCATTCCAGACCCGTTCCATCGGCTGCGTTGGCGAGGCAGGTGAGAACAGAGCCGTTATAACTGGGTAGGAGCAATTGCTCCGTGTTGCCTATCATCGTCCGAATGCTTCCGCGCCCAGCATCGGGAAGTGCTTGCGTTTGGATCACTTTGCTGCTCCCATGGAAATCCCCGGGTTGCAGCCCCCGGGGAACGCGGTCAGATCACGAATAAGCCTTGAGCAGATTGCAGAGGTACGTGCCCGCGGCCGTGCATGTGATGAGTACGCTATCGATCGCGTTCGCGGCCGTGCTGAGCGTCTTGGAGCCGCCCACGAACACGCAGCCGGACGGGAACGTGCCCGTCATGGAACCGGTTCCGTTCTGGGTAATGACGATCTCGATCGTCTGACCGACGACCGCGTTGCTGAATGTGAACGTGCTGTTATTCCCGAACGTGATCAGAAACAGCCCTGCCTGGGACCAATCCACATTCGGCGTATGCGCACCCGAAGTCGTGGCCGCAAGTTGGAGAACAGCCGTCACGCCATCGGGATACAACGCCCACTTACTGCCGGAAATGTGCCCGGTCGGCGAAAACCCCAGCTTGAACGAGGTTTCCGCCCCATCGTCTTGACAGATCATAACCGGCCCCTTTCAGCAGTTGATGAGCACGCCGAAGTCGGGACGGATGACGCCCAGCGCGTAGCCGAAGTCCACGGTCACGAACAGGGCCTGGTAGATGTGAACGTAGCTGACCATGACCCGCAGCGGGATCCCCATCAGGTCGATGTAGCTGACATCGACGACGTTGCGGGCCTCGTCAGGGGTGGCGATGGGCCGCAAGGCCAGGGCGATCGCGTACTCGTGCAGGGCCAGGTTGTTGTAGGCCTTGCGAGCCAGCGTGCTCGAGGAATAGGCCGTGGTGGGGGCCACAGCCACCGTGGCCGAGGTATTGCTCGAGATCGCCGTGATCTGGCAGGGAACGACGGAGCTGGAAGCCGCAACGTCGTACACCCAGTCGCCGATGTTGAGCTGGGTCGTGAAGGACGTGCTCGTCCCGGTCAGTGTCGTGGAGCTGCTCGACACCGTGCCCGTCAGCACTGTCAGCTTGCGGGCGGTCGTGGCGGCCACGGTCGAGCCGGCGTAGTTCGATCCCAGGACGAGAGCGGTGTCGCTCGTGATGCTGGAAATCGTGTACGAGGTCTTGGTCGGGTCGTTGCCGAAGATCAGTGTGTTCGCCGTGGTCAGATCCGTGGTGAACGCGGTATTCAGCCCGGTCACCGCGTTGCTGCCGTTCGTCAGCCCGACCTGGCCGTAGATGATGCTGCCCGAGGCAGTCGGCATCTGCTGGTCCCAGATCGGCTGGAAGTTGAAGGCGTGCGCGAGACTCGCTTCCTTGCGGGCCTCCATCGCGATCGCGGCCGACACCAAGCTTTCCTGGACCCACGCCGAATCGCCGAGCATCTTCTGGTACACGTTGTTGTGCACCATCAGCTTGAGCTTGTCCGAATCATCCAGGGGAACTTTCTGATCGGCCAGCGCATTCCAGGCGTTGAGCTGGTCGGCAACCTGCACCTCGCCCTGCACTGCCCCGATGATGGGGACGTTGCTGTTGAAGTTGGCCGGAGTGATGAGCGCGGCAATCTGGCCGTTGAGATACTCACGCGCCCTCTTGTAGAGGGGGTCGAAGAACTTCTGGGCCAGGTCGACGGCGGTTTGCCACTGC